CATTGATGTGTGTATCTCATTATGCTAGAGAACAAGTATCTAAAGTATTTGAAAAAGATATTGCATTATTTGAAACAACATCATTATATGGTTCAACCACAAGTGCATCTCAATATGATGGTTTAAAACCTTTCATAAGATATAAAGGATTAACAGACAGTAAGTTTTTACCATTGCTTCATAGAGAGAAGTTTCATGAACTTCACAATGCATTTACAGAGTGGAATGATAATCAACCACTCACTGAGAATCGTGCATCATCTAAAAAGATGAAGAGACAAACTAAGATGATATCAATCATTAGAAATAGTTTACAAGATAAAGATAAATTGAATAAATTTAATTCTGTTATTCAAATGGCATTTAGTCTTACTCAACAAAAGAGAGCATACATATCAGATTATGGATATGCAAATGTTCGTGAAGTTATTAATGGAGAGCAAGATGAATTAGTTCGTGGTCAGAACTGGGATAAGTTTTATCTTGAAAATATTATTGCATGGTGGAAAAAGAAAGCAGGTAAGAGATATGATAAGTTAAAAGCAGAGGGTAGATTCCGAAATAATGTAGAATTGTGGACAGAGGATGAGGACATACAAATCATTCGATAATAAATACTTAAAAATTAGTGCGAAGGATGAAGACATTTAAAGAGTTCTTAGACGAAAGTAGTCTTAGTAGAATTAAAAGTAAATCTGATAAAAAAGGCATTGCTGTTATGTCTGCATCCAGAGCTAATCTCTCTGCAAAAGAAAACCGTGCAAGGGCAAAGCAACTGGACAAAGATATTCGTGGTAAATTTAAAAGAGGTGCTACAAAGGTAACTGGATCATATGTTGAGAAGGATGAAAAGACAGGAAAGGAAACTAAGGTAAAAGAAAGGAGTCATGTAATAGATAGTGGTAAGATGGGTAAGAGAAAATTTAAAAAAGAAGTTAAAAAGTTAGGTAAGAAATATGGACAGGACTCCGTATTGACATCAACTAAAAAGCGTGGTACACTATCAGCAACAAGAAAGGGTGGACTTGGCCCAAAAACAAAAGGAATAGGTGTGGGTAAATTCCAACCATCTTCAAGCACTTTATAGTAACTGGAAAAAAGCAAAAGGATATAATAAATTAGATCCTAAAGAAAATAAAGGACAGATGCAATCAACAATGCAAGAATTTTTTGAAAGTCAAAAAGATCAAGGTATTTAATGAGCGAATTTTTAAAAAGACACATAGGCCCATCAGAAGAAGAACAGACTCAAATGCTAGAGGATTTGGGTCTTTCTAGTTTAGATGAATTGGTTAGGGAAGTTGTTCCCGATTCAATACTACTTCGTGGAGATAATAAGTTACCTAAAGGTTGTAGTGAACATCAAGCACTTACTGAATTAAAAAATATTGCAAGTAAAAATATTTTAAGAAAAAATTTAATTGGTCAAGGATACTATGGTACAATCACACCGCCAGTGATTCTTAGAAATGTATTTGAAAATCCTGCATGGTATACATCTTACACACCCTATCAGGCAGAGATATCACAAGGTAGATTAGAAGCATTATTTAATTATCAAACACTGATTACAGAACTAACTGGTTTACCAGTTGCTAATGCATCTTTATTAGATGAAGGCACTGCAGCAGCAGAGGCAATGTTACTTGCTCATGGGCAAAGTAAAAAGAAATCATTTATAGTTGATAGTGAAATATTTCCTCAAACATTAGAAGTTTTAAAAACAAGAGCAGAACCATTAGATATTAAAATTATTTTAGTTGATTACACTGAAACAATCCCATTAGAACATTTTGAAGAATCATTTGGTGTATTAGTTCAGTTACCTAATCGTCATGGTAAGTTAAGATATCCAGACGCACTTAATCGTGTTGCTGATGTTTATAAGTGCATGAAGATCGCAATTGTAGATCCGATGTGTCAGGTATTAATGCAACCTGTAGCAGAATGGGGATTTGATATTGCAGTTGGTAGTATGCAAAGATTTGGTGTGCCGATGGGATATGGTGGGCCACATGCAGCGTTCTTCGCAATCTCAGATAAACATAAGAGAAAGATTCCCGGAAGAATCGTAGGACAATCTAAGGATAGTCAAGGAAATCCTGCATTAAGATTAGCATTACAAACTAGAGAGCAGCATATTCGTAGAGATAAGGCAACAAGTAATATCTGCACAGCACAGGCATTACTTGCAAACATGGCAGGTTTCTATGCTGCATATCATGGTGCAAAGGGATTAAAGGCAATAGCAAGAAGAATTAGATTACTACGTCAGACTCTTGTATGTCTTTTAAGATGGAATGGATTTGAAGTAGATGAAACTGAGGGATTTGATACTGTCAGATGGAAATCAAATAAACTTGTATCAGGATATAATGTTCATTATGAGGATGGGTATATAACACTATCACTTGATGAACTATCCGATTTCGATACCCTATTTGATATCATAAATTCACAGAAAGATTACACTGCTCATAAAGATACAATTATACAGGCATGGGATTATATTGTAGATTATAAGTGGATGAATATTCCAGAAAGAACCCAACCTTGGTTGCAGCAAGATGTATTTACTAAGTATCAAAGTGAGACTAATATGATGAGATATATTAATGAATTAGTTTCAAAGGATTTCTCTTTAGTAAATGGTATGATGCCACT